ACAATCCGCCGATAGAATGGCCTCAATACTGAAAGGCTTAATATGCCCCTGAATCTGAGCGGAACAATAGCTGCGGCCAACGTGTCGCAGGCGCTTTTCGGATCGTCCAAGGTCAACACGTATCAGGGCTACCAAGTGCAAAACACCAGCAGCGCTGTGCTCTACGTCGAGGACAACGGCCAGGCCGCAACGACCTCGTCGCTGCAGGTCGCGGCCGGTACCACCTACACCTCGCCGCCCGGTTGCCAGCCGGAGAAGGGCGTCCAGATCATGGGGGGCACCCAAGGGCAGACTTTCGTGGTCAAGGCATACTGACCACGGCAGAGCAGCAAGTGCGTCCGTCACGGCCAGCCGCAGGTGCCGGAAAACAGCGGCAGCCCGCGCACGAAATGGAAGCCCCTCCTTGCGCCAGCCATGGCGGTTACTTTGGGCGGCGGGGCGCGGGCACTTTGGAATTGCACCATGGATGATCTTGAGCCCAAGCGCAAGCCAAAACGGATAACGCGAGTATCCGAGGGTAGGCCGTCGCGCGCCAAGCCTGGCGCCAAGATGGGAGGCAAGCGCAAGGGGGCGGGCACGAAGCCATGGAAGGTCACCGAGGAGCAGCGCATCCGCGTCTCGACGATGGTGGCTTGCGGCTACCGGATCGAGGACATCCGGCGGGTCATCAAGACGCCCAAGGGTCGGGAGATCAGCACCTCGGTGTTCCAGCGCAAGTTCGCCACGGATGTCGAGAACGCGAGATCCTTGCTGATTGCTCGAGTGTCCGAGCGCGTCTATGACAAGGCGATGAACGACGGGCCCGACTCGATGCGCGCGTGCGAATTGATCCTGCGCTGCATGGCCGGCTGGCAACCGCCGGCGCCGCCACGGCGCGAGCCCGAGCACCCGATGCACGGCAAGTTCTCCGATGTGCCCACGCTGCCGGCGCCCGCGCAGGTTCCCATGATGACCCTGGACGACTTCTATGCACAGCGCATCGCCGCCGACGCAATCGCCTCGGCTGCGGCTGGTCCCGCCGGCAGCGATGCCGAGGGCGACAGCGCAGAGCCGTCCGACATTTGACGGCCCGACCCTCAATCCAGCGCTGCGGGATTTCTGGACGACGCCCGCGCGCCACCGCGTCCTGTACGGTGGCCGCTCGTCGAGCAAATCCTGGGATGCGGCGGGCTTCGCGATTTTCCTCGCCCAGGCCGGCAAGTTCCGATTCCTGTGCACGCGCCAATTCCAGAATCGGATCGAGGAGTCTGTCTACACCCTGCTCAAGATCCAGATCGAGCGCTGGGGCCTGCGCTCCATCTTCGACGTCCAGAAAAACAAGATCACTTGCACGCGCACTGGCAGCGAGTTCGTGTTCTATGGCCTGTGCCGGCACATCGACGAGGTCAAATCGATGGAGGGGATCGATATCCTCTGGTCCGAGGAGGCTCACCTTTTCTCCGAAGCGCAATGGGAAGTGATAGAACCGACGCTGCGTGCGCAGGGCTCGCAGCACTGGTTCATCTTCAATCCGCGCCTGTCGACCGATTACGTGTGGCGCCGGTTCGTGGTCGAGCCGCCGCCCAACACCGTCGTGCGCGGCATCAATTTTGATGAAAACCCATTCCTCTCCGACACGATCCGCCAGGTCATAGAGGCCAAGCGCATCGAGGATGCGGAGGATTTTGCGCACATCTACCTCGGCGTGCCGCGCGACAATGACGACTCCTCGATCATCAAGCGCTCGCACATCATGGCGGCAATCGACGCGCACCGAAAACTCGGCATCACGCCGGCCGGCCCGATGCGCATCGGATTCGACGTGGCCGACGATGGGGAGGACTACTGCGCGCTGGTCGAGGCCCAGGGGCAGCTCGCGCTCGGCGTCGACCTGTGGAAAGCCAAAGAGGACGAACTGTTGCGCTCGTGCACGCGGGTCTGGACGCGCGCGCGTATGCGCCGCTCCAAGATCACCTACGACGCGATCGGCGTGGGCGCGCACGCGGGCGCCAAGTTCAACGAACTCAACGAAGCCGCCGGCAGCGCAATCGAGCATGAGAAGTTCTTTGCCGGCGGCGAGGTGATGAAGCCCGACGCGATCTACGCCGATTCGAAGGTCACGAACAAGGCATTTTTTTCGAACATCAAGGCGCAGGCCTGGTGGGGCGTGGCCGACCGATTCCGCGACACCTACAACGCGGTGACGCGCGGCCAGCCCTGCGACCCGGACCGCATGATCTTCATCTCAAGCGATCTGCCGCACCTCGTTCAGTTGATCGACGAACTCAGCACGCCCAAAAAGGACTACGATCTTGCTGGCCGCGTCAAGGTTGAAAGTAAGAAGGATCTGTATAAGCGCGAGATCAAATCGCCCAACCTGGCCGACGCCTTCATCATGGCGTATCTGCCCGGCGAGATGAAACGCAGGAGCTTCTTCGGATGAGAATTTTCGACTGGTTGCGCAAGACCGCGCCCGCGCCAGCTTCGGCCCAGGCCAGAGAATCGATCTGGTCGACGCATGTGCGCGACCGCGGCTTGTCGGCCGGCGATTCCTTCCAGGAAGCTCTCATGCGCATCGCGGCCCAGCGGCCCAAGATCGCCGGCGCACCGGGCACCGCCATGGACGACTGGGGCAGCGGAATCGCGCTCAAGGCGCAACTGGCACCGGGCAACATCCCCGAATCGCTGCTCATGTGGTATGCGTCGCAGGGCTTCATCGGGTATCAGGTGTGCGCGATCCTGGCCCAGCACTGGCTGATCGACAAGGTGTGCACGGTGCCTGCGCGCGACGCGATCCGCAAGGGCTATTCGATCACCTCGTTTGACGGCGAGGATCTGGACGAGAACGTCATCAAGATGCTCAACCGCTACGACCGCGCGATGCGCGTGCGCTGGCATCTCGAGCAATTCGTTCGCATGGGCCGCATCTTCGGGATTCGCATCGCGCTCTTTCGCGTCGAGTCGACCGACCCCGAGTATTACTACAAGCCATTCAACATCGACGGCGTGACGCCCGGGTCATACAAGGGGATCGTGCAGGTCGATCCCTACTGGACCGCGCCGCTCCTGGACGGCGCCGCGGCAGCGCAGCCCGATTCGCCGCACTTTTACGAGCCGACATGGTGGATCATCAATGGGCAGCGCTATCACCGCTCCCACCTCGTGATCTACCGGCACAGCGAGCCGGCGGATCTCCTGAAGCCGCAGTACCTCTACGGCGGCGTGCCGGTGCCCCAGCGGATCATGGAGCGCGTCTACGCGGCCGAGCGCACCGCCAACGAGGCGCCGCAACTGGCCATGACGAAGCGCCTGAACGTGTGGCTCACCGACATGAGCAAGTTCGTGGCGCAGGGCGAAGTCGCTATCGAGCGTTTGAACTGGTGGGCGCAGATGCGCGACAACTACGGCGTCAAGCTCGGCGACAAGGAAGGCGACGAGTTCCAGCAGTTCGAAACTAGCCTGGCCGACTTGGACGCGGTCATAATGACCCAGTATCAGATCGTCTGCTCGGCGGCCAATGTGCCATCGACGAAGCTGCTCGGCACGCAGCCCAAGGGCTTCAACGCCACGGGCGAATACGAGGAGGCTTCCTATCACGAGGATCTCGAATCAATCCAGGCGCACGACCTGACGCCCCTGCTCGAGCGCCATCACCTGCTGTGCATGAAAAGCTACATTGAGCCCAAATTTCCCGGAATGAGGGGCGTCGAAATCACCGTCCAGTGGCAACCGCTCGATGCGCCCACGGCCGAGGAGCGCGCGCAGGTCAATCTCGTCAAGGCGCAGACCGGCCAGGCGCTCGTGGCCTCGGGCGCGATCACCAGCGAGGACGAGCACAATCGCATCGCGCGCGACCCCGATGCCGGCTACCCGGAGCTAGGCGATTATGAAGAACCCCCGCCCGACCAGGATGTCGGTAGCGAAAACGACCCGGCCGGCTCCAACGCCTGACAGGTTGCCCGACCCGAGCGCGCGCAACGAGATCCGCGGCGGCGTGCTGCGGCCCGCGGTTGGCATCGGCGCCGAATACGCGGCCGGCCTGCAGCGCCTGGTGCGCGAACTCTATGCCGAGGTCGAGGCCGAGATGCGGCGGGTGTTTGAGGAGCATATCCATCACGCCGCGAACGATTGGGCGATGGACGCGCCCGACGATCAGCCCTGGG